GACAACACCGACGGAGACGGATGTGGAAAAGTCTTGTGTAAAAATCATGACAGAGAGAGTTTGGCATGGAAGGCCAAAAGTAGAAAAAGAATGTACACGCACAGCCGTGAGGAATATATTTTCCATCGTTCTCTCCAACGTTGGCGTTGTGGCTGAGGTGTGTCCTGGAGAGCTTATTAAACCCTGTAACAATGGATATTGGACTGAGGAAAAAAAGAGAGATCTAACTGGTTATTTATTACCAAAAGTTATTAGGCACAAATGCAAATTATGTCACGGCACCGGCGTTATAGCCAGGAAGGGAGAGTGAGTATAAAAATTTTAAAATTGGCTCAGAATCAGAGACGATACGTTATATGGGCTATTTGCCATAATCCACCTGGAAACATACTTTTTAAACTGCCACCTCCTGAAACGTATGCAGAAAGAAAGGCTCGCAAGCGACGTAATAAAGCGGTAAGGGCAGAGTACCGCAAATGGTACGTAGACAAAATAGAACGTGAAGCTAACGAATATGGATTCTCATTTAAAACAGATTTTACATTTAAGGCAGTAATACCAATAAGATACGGAGAGTGAGCAATGACAATAAAAGAAAAAAAGCTGCTCGTTGCTGAGATCATGGACAACCTAATCGCTAAAGGTGTCGGAGTAAACCTAGCAGCGCAGATCGCATGGGATATGGTAAAGAGTGAGGAGAATACGAAATGACAACACCGACGGAGACGGATGTGGAGAAGGCGGCAGGTCTAATGATTCAGTACCCACAAGGGGATGGTACTTGTGTCACTATTAGGGCTAGTGAAGTTTTGACTATTGGAGAAATAAAAGCAATCGCCACAGCCATCGCCGACTCCAGGGAAGAATGGTATCGCAAGGGGATGGAGAGGGCTGTTAATCTACTTAAAGAAAAATGTAGATATAGTGCGTCTGAAGGAACAGTAACGCTACACTACACAAGAGGACAAGTTATAGAACAACTTGAATTGGAAATACAAGAATCGAGGGGGCGCTAGATGATCGACGAGAAAAAAACAGAAGAAGCAATATTGACAGCTGAGGACGCAAAGGGATTTCTTAGCTATATTGAGCCAAGTGAGGCAAAAACATACGACGACGCGATTAGCTTACTACAAAAGGTTGCCGAATCCGTCCTTGCCGCGAGCGATGAAATTCCCATTAAGCCATTTCATTTATTAAATTGTCCAGCGAGTAAAGGACTTGAAGCAAAATGTAATTGCGGAGCTTTTCACATGGCTGCAATTCGTGACGCCTTCGCACTCACAATCGCAAAAGAGTATGTTCGGAAGGATAAGCTTCCGACGGTGGAGAGGATATTGAAGATATTAACTGAGTATCATTATGGGGACAGACGTGAGTGCGCCCAGGCAATCAGCGAGGAGATTAGGAAATGATTTACCTTGTAATTCTATTAATACCAATAGTGATATTTCTATCTTTTGTTTTTTATAAGGTTCATCAATATAATAAAATCATTGAAGAAGCCGAAAAGAAATTTGATGAAGAATCTACAGATTATGTAAGTTTCTTAGCAGGAATTGGAGATTCTGTTGCTGTATCAGAACAGAGTTATAATGAAGCTAAGGAATTAGAGCATAGAGCTAAAATAAGCCCTTATTTAGCCCATATAATGTATCCTAAGTCTACTACACTCAATTTATATCAAGTACCGTTATATGTCACTACAACACGTCATAATAGTAAGGTACTGGTAGATATATCAGAGACAGATCCTGAGAATAAAGACATTACACCTTATGATTATAAAACATTTGCAGCATCTTTCTTAAAGACTTATTGGACTTATAAATATTATTATCAAGAAGCTTGGTATGGTTATATGTTAGAAATGATATGTAATCATAGAGACCAAATTGTTGATATGAATATACCTGATGAATTACAAGGATGTGAGGGATATAAAGTTAATCAATTCACATTCATTGCTTTAGATAAATCTTTAAAGACACATCCTGAAATATTCTGTAATAATCATCATATTTATGAAGATATATTCTTTGATAATATTTTAAAAACAAGAAATAAAGAAACTTATGTTAAATCAATATCTCAGATAATTGATGAGATTAAATGAAATATTTTAGTACATTTAGCGGTATAGGAGGATTCGAGCTTGGAATATATCGTGCTTTCGATAAACAATTTGCCCCGATCGAGCAAGACAGGAAAAGGCGGTACAGGACTACTGACGAAATGGGATCAAATGTTTTGTCTACAGGCTGGAGCTCCCCACTATGTGTTGGTTACTCCGAAATCGACAAATACGCAATTAAAGTCTATGAAAAACAATTTGGAGACCACAAAAACTATGGAGAAACCCAAGCTGATTTGGATAATATAAAAACTATTCTAAAAAACAAAAATTATGATATACTTGAGTTATGCTATGTAAATACTGCAAAACAGAACAAAAGTTTTATAAAAACAACCAGTCAAAGTGTCGAGAATGCCTTAAACGATACCAGTTTGAATGGCGACAACAAAATCAGTCAGCTCATCAACGCTACCAACGAGAGCATAGAGTTATGCTCCGACAAAAAGTGTTCGATATGTATGGGCATGAATGCACCTGTTGTGGTGAACAAGAACCAAAGTTCCTTACTCTTGAACACCGAAATGGTGACGGACATATCGACAGGAAACAACATGGAACTGGCTATATGTATCAACTCGCCCTCAAAGTTTTCAGACCAGAAAAATACGAAATCTTATGCTACAACTGTAATAACGCAAAAGGAAGGTATGGCGTATGCCCACATCAACACAAGAAAACCAACCCCTAATTTCGGGGACATTACCAAAATCAACACAGACGAACTCCCAGACTTCGACGTTCTGGTGGGTGGATTCCCTTGTCAAGCATTTAGCATCGCCGGAAAGCGAAGGGGCTTTGAAGATACCCGAGGGACGTTGTTCTTTGAACTTGCTAGAATACTTAAAGCTAAAACGCCAAGATTATTTGTATTCGAGAATGTCAAAGGGCTGCTTAATCACGACAGCGGAAACACTTTCAAAACAATCATCGCTGCGATTGATGAGTTGGGGTACGATTGTCAATGGCAAGTGCTTAACAGCAAGAATCACGGAGTCCCCCAAAATAGGGAGCGAGTTATCATTGTCGGACATCTTAGAGGAACACCCCGACCCCAAGTATTTCCTCTCACAGGAAGTGGCGAACAAACTAGTAAGTCGGTTGAAGTAGCTGGCACTTTAGAAACTGATGGCTGGGAAAAACGATTCGAGCAGATCAGGCGAGTCCACTCAACTGGCGGTATCAGCCCAACCATTCCAACTGCACAAGGTGGTGGCGTGATGACTAAAATAGCCGTGAAAGCAATTGCTTATCATAATAATCGTAATATTTCGACAAAAACTGAGAATTGTAATTCGTTAACATCGTCATTTAGAGGCCACCCAGACGGAGACGGTCGACCAGCAATCATGAATGGTTCACAGGTCAGGCGTTTGACTCCAATGGAGTGCGAGCGACTACAAGGTTTCCCAGATAACTGGACTAAGTTCGGTGTTGGTGATGAGCCCATTTCAGATTCACAACGCTACAAAATGTGTGGCAATGCTGTAACCACAAACGTTATTCAGGCTGTGTTTGAAAGAATATTTAATAAAGCTATAGATAATATTAAATGATACCAACCGAAGAACAAGAGCAAATAGCCGTAGTCCAGTATATGGAACTGCGGCATTTGTCTTATTGGCATACACCAAATTCAACATACACTAAAAGCTGGTCGGTTAAAAATCGCAATACAAGGCTAGGTGTAAAAGCTGGCATACCAGATTTATTTGTAATAATAAACAACAAATTATATGCGATCGAAATGAAACGTATTAAAGGTGGTGTAGTATCTCAATATCAAAAAGACTGGATAACAAAGCTAAATAACGCTGGAATTGAGACAATAATAGCTAAAGGCGCACAAGAAGCTATCAATTTTATAGATGAAAAGCTAAAAAATACCACAAAATAGCATAAAACTATTGCTTTTTCATTACGTCTGTGCTAATATAAGAATATCAAACAGCGAAAGAAGTTTGAAGCAAAATTAACAATCAATAGTCTACAACTGGACAACGAACCTAGCAGAGTGTGAAATCCACTCCACTATCCGAAACGTAAGGATAAAATAGCGTCAAGGTGTTCAGTCGCAGACTATTGATTAATATAAAGGAGCAATAGAATGGAAACATTTAAGTTAATCAGTGAACACTACAGCCATAAAACATTAACAGTTTTAATGGTTGGCGAGAATAACGGTAAATATGAAGTAAGACTCATCGAAGATCCATTTACTCTATATAGTACATTCGATAATTATTATGAAGCATTACATTTTGCTGAAAAAGAAGTAGATAACAACTAATAAATCAGCGCCATCCGTCGCATTATAACGGATAAAATAAAATAAAACGGTGGAAACGCCAGAAATGATAACAAAATGAAAAATTCAATCGTAAAAGAAGCCAAAGAAGAATTAGCAGCAAAAAAAGCTAACGAAAAAGCAAACAAAAAACCAATGGTAGTTGAAGTTAAGAAATTAATCATCAACACTATTATCACAATTACACTATTATCTATCGGTGCATTTATCGGCATTAAAGCCAATGACGCCGTTAATAGTTACATTGACAACCGAGTACAAGCGCAGGTTCAGTCTTTAACATCAAAATAGGTACATCAACCGAGCCTATTGTAAGACCACAGGTTGAAGTTATAGAGCAACTAGCACAAGTTACCGTTAATGAGCTAAAAGTGGCTACAGTGGCCATAGAAACAGCCAGCGAGCCAATTATTGAGCAACCAATTAGCGAAGAATATGCCAAAGCGTTCATTTACATGAAAGAGTCTAGCAATAACCAATATGCAATCAACACGAGCAGCGGGGCGTGTGGATTAGGTCAAGCTTTACCATGTAGCAAGATGGTATGTGATTTATCAGACTATCAATGTCAAGACAATTGGTTCACGAATTATGCCATGCAGCGTTATGGTAGCTGGGTAAACGCAAAAATATTCTGGGACTGTAATAACTGGTGGTAAAAAATAAGGAGTACAAAATGATTATTTATAATTTAGATGAAGAAAACCTAGATCCAACTGACTTATTAAATCAAATGCTTATAGATAAAATAATATTTGATTTTGAGCATAGGGAATGGATTAGTAACGAGCAATTATGGAAGAAATGGATTAGGAGTAAGTAGTGAAAACCTTTAACAATAAGTTAGATAGTTTACTTATACCAATACTATTCGGTGGCGATGGGGTACTTGAAGAAGATGGTAGCGAACTAATGCACAGAGTAATCAAAGCTCAGAAATCCAGATTGAATAAAACACATCAATCTATCATCGACTTAATATGTGAAACAGTGGAAGAAGCTAAACCAGATAATAGAGTCGCTAATTCATGGCAAGCTGGAATTGAAGTAAAAGCATTCGAAGATGCCACCAGAGTTTTTCAAGATAATCTAATCAATATAGTAAGGGGAAATAAGTAATGAGCAAAATTATACCAAATAAAGATTTACATAGAATTAACGTCATCTATGGTGAAGACGAAGTTATTGGATATTTCTCATTTTTAGCTTGTCCGAATCATTATGATACTTTATGTTTTACTGATAAATCTGGAGCAGACACCTGTCTTAAATGCGTAGAAGAACAATTCACTCAAGATGGGTATTTAATAAAGGACACTATTTATGACAAATCAAACTAATGAAGAGCTACTAGAAATAGAAGATAGTATTGAATACTATGCTCAAGGCTATGACGTTGGTTGTCCATATCCAAGCGTTGAAGATATTATGAGTCATATCCAATCTTATACCAATAAAGCAATAAGTGATGTATTAGATAATTTAACACAAGAGTTTGTCCCGATTATAAGTAATCCACTAACGCACAAAGCTATGCGTACAAATGAAGTGGCTACGAGGTTTTTTATTCCACTATCAGCCATCCAGAAAGAACGAAACAAACTAAAGGAGGTTTCTAATGAGTAGTGAACAGAACTTTTTAATCGAGGTTACGCCAGATGTAATGAACGAACTCAATCGACTATATATGAACGCCGATGAAGAACCTATCGTTAAGCTTCACTATTCACCATATTGGAAAAACACCGAGGAGCAGTTATGAGTAATGTATATGATGAGTTATCTAAAATACTAAAACCTTGGGAAGATGAGTTGGTTAGTGAATACGGTAGTGGTATTGACGACAACAAAAAAGCAGTATTTATAGAGTTTGAAAAAGCTAAACTAGCTATTATAAATCTGCTAGAACAGGAATACCAAAAAGGGTTCAATGATTATATTCTTATAAAAGATTTGTTTGATAAACAGATAGAACAGGTCGATATAAAAGCAAGAATAGATGAGTGGAGTTTAATCAGTGAAACAATCCATGCTAGCAATATAGTTAGCGAACAATACGTTAATAATTATAGGCTAGAGCGTTTAAAAGAATTAGAGGAAAAGTAATAGATAATTGAATAAAAAATATCACGATCACTAATTAATCTATTGTATTTATATATTGTCTATGCTAAAATAAATATATAAATCAAGCGAAAGGATATTATGAGCAGTATACAATTATACTCAACTAAAATAGAAGTAGATACAGTAGATAATAAAACACTATCTGTTTATCTAGAGAACGTAGACGCATCAGATTTTGTAAACGAGTTTACAGTAGATGAAATACTAAGTGCTATGGATTTTAGCGACATCTTTGACTGGGCTATGGCGAATAAAGGCGAAGATGATGAGTAAATTAACAGATTTTGAACAATCAATAACCATAGAAGATATTATAGAAGTATTATTAAAAGCAAAGGAGCGAAACGAAAATGCTTAACAAAACAATTGCTACTATTATTAAAAGTTATAACGCTAGAATTGCAGCACATTTATCATTTTATCTAGCTATACCACAAGAAGAAGTACTATATTACATTAATCAAATGAAAGAGAATAAACGATGAGTGGAACAAAGGCAGGCGGAGCTAAAGCAGCAGCAAAGAATTTATCAAACGATCCTGATTTTTATAAAAAAATTGGTAGAATTGGTGGAAGTAATGGACACGAAGGTGGATTTAAATCAGATAATCAACGTGCTATATCTGCTGGCGCAAAAGGTGGAACTATTAGTCGTAGAGGATTAAAGTTTATCTCACAAACTGAAACAGAGATGCACTATACTGACAATAAGACTAATGAAATAGTTATTATATACAAAGTAGTATAATAGTAATAGTGTAATCGTACCTTTTCAACATAACAAGGAGTTACCACGAGTAAACAGTCAAAACTTGAAAAATTTAATCTATCATATGAATATGATGAAACGCTACAAAAGATTAAACAATCAATAAAACGACGAACTATAAAATAGGTATTGCAAAAAGTAAATGTTAGCATTATGATAAAAGTCATAGTGGTATTATCAGAACAAACACAAGTATTCAAGTGCAATAATCTTACATTTATTCTCTACGATAAAGAGATAATAATTAAAACGCCTTTACAGGCGTTTTATTTATGTAGCAATGATTATTGGACATCTAGTTTTACAAGAAACCGTATGCAATTAATTAGAATGATGCTGCAGATAGGTGAGATTAAAGACCTTAATGAGCTTGCTGGATATACTAGGCCAGGTATAGATTGGGCTAGCACTTGCATACTATATGATACTAGTAAATGTAATATAAAGGTTATTTTATGAATGAAAAATGCTTAGTAACTGGATCAGACGGTTTTTTAGGTAGACACATTGTTGAAGCACTAGAAAATAACGGACATCATGTTGACAGATTTGATATTAAAGACGGAAATGATTGTACAAAAAGATTTGATGCCAAAGCCGTTGATGTAATTATTCATTTAGCTGGCGTAATTGGAATACAAGACAGTTTTGATAATCCTGAAAAGTTTTTTATTAATAATACATTATCAACAGCACTGCTAGACAGAGACAAACGGATAATACTAGCGTCAACATCTGAAATATATGGAAAATATAGCCCATATATGATGTCAAAGTTATTAGCTGAAAAATGCTTACCAGATAATTCAGTATCATTAAGAATATTCAATCCATTTGGTACTGGACAAAATCCTAAACAATTAATACCTACATTGATTAGAGGAAATGCAACTATTTATAATAATGGTGATACAATACGAAACTTTATACACGTTTCAGATGTAGCACAAGCGTTTGTAAAAGCCGTAGAGAGTGATAATACAGGCGTATATGATGTTTGTGCTGATGATACTATAAGTGTACGTGAAATAATTGAATGTATGGGAATTACTGATATTAAATATATAGATAATAATCGTGATAAATCATCTGTAGATATTTTAGACGGTGATAATTCAAAATTAAAAGAAGATTTTGGATGGGATCAAAAAATAAACGTCAAAGAATCGTTAAATAATTGGAGAAGTTGGTAATGCGAATCGGAATTGGTATAACTACGCATAATAGATATGACGTATTTAAAAATACATATAATAAGATTAAAGAATTTTTACCACCTAATGCAAAATTAGTTGTAGTTGATGATGCTAGTAGTATACCAGTACCAGAAGCAACATATAGATTTGAAACTAATGTTGGTATAGCAAAGGCTAAAAATAAAGTATTTGAATTATTAGATGATTGCGATCATATTTTTACATTTGATGATGATTGCTGGCCAATAGCAAAAGATTGGTGGAAGCCATATGTAGAAAGCAGCGAGCCACATTTAAATTATATATTCGTAAGATATATTAATGAACAAGAAGTTGGTGATAGCCATTTATTATATAGAGACAGTAAAATTGAAGCCTTTACACATCCAAGAGGTTGTATGTTGTATATTGACCATAAATGCTTAGATGAAGTTGGCGGCATGGATGAACGATTTAATCGTTGGGGCTTTGAACATGTGGCCTATTCAAATAGAATTTTTAACGCAGGGCTTACATCGTTTAGGTATATGGATATACCTGGTAGCGATAAACTGTTTTATAGTTTAGACGAGCATTTAGACGTTAAATCAACTGTAGACTTAACTGAACGCCGTAAATACTTACTACAATCTAGGCCATTATTTAATGCTAGCTATAGTTCAAAAGAATATTGTAAATATAAGCCAGAAGTAGAGCAGCAAAAAAAAGAATTTAAAAACAATGTTATACTAACTAGCTATTTTGCAGGTTTAGATGATCCACAAGGTCGTGAGCCGTTTAAACCATATTTTAACATACTATCAGACCTTATTAATTCTGTCGGTGATAATAAAATAGTTATATTGCATAATTGCTTTGATGATATTAAACCACCAAAAAATGTAGAATTAATTAAAACTGAAACTTACCTACAACCTTATTTTCAAAGGTGGATTAGTTATTATCAATATTTAAAAAATAATAAATATGATGCTGTATGGATAGTTGACTCAACTGATGTTCAAATGTTACGTGACCCATATAACACAATAGACGATAAACACATATATACAGGTGATGAGCCTATAAAACTATTTTGCCAATGGATGTTAAATAACCATAGAGTACCATTTTTAACTAAATTTATTCAAAATAATAGGAACTTAGATTTATTAAATGCTGGTGTACTTGGTGGTACATATGAAAATGTATTAGAATTTATACATCAAATGGTTAGAATTTATAGTGATGAAAAGGCAAATGTTGGAGCTGTTGATATGGGATTATTTAATTATGTTGCAAGGCATGAAATGGGTGACAAATTATATTATGGTAGAGATATTACAACCATATTTAAATCATTTGACGTAGACAATAAAGAAGCAATATGGAAACACAAGTGAAAGATATTGTTATACCATATATTAAAAGTAACACTGATGAATTAAAGTACTGTTTACGTTCATTAAAAAATATTACACATGGTAATGTATTTATTTGTGGCGATAGACCAGATTTTATATCTGATAAAGTTATATACATTCCTAGAGTGTTAAAAGGTAATAGGCCGCAATATGATAGTGAATTAAATATAAGGCTTGCATTATTAGATAATAGATTGAGTGATGATTTTATTTTATTTAATGATGATTTTTATATATTAAAACAATGTAATGAATTATTAAATTATCACGCTGGCGAGATTAAAGATATAATTAAACAACGAAATAATCGTATATTTGCAGTACATAATAAATATCTATCAGATACTAAATCATACTTAAATGATGACAGTGCGCTATCATATGAGTTACACATACCAATGATTTTTAATAAAAATAAACGTCTACAAGTTAGTAATGAAATAATGCCGCTATTGTCTAAAGGGAGAACTGTATTACCTAGGTCGATATATGGAAATAGATTTTGCGACATTAGCATTATTAAGCAAGATGTAAAGATATACGATGAAAATGATAAAATAGCAGACGATACATTCCTAAGCACTTATGAGTCTACATTTACAGGTAGTGCTGGTGATATAATTAGAAGTAATTTTAGTAATAAATGTAAATATGAGGTTTAAATATGTTAATGAATATAAACGATATAAAACAAAACAGTAACAACCCACGTATTATAAAAGATGATAAATTCAAAAAGCTTGTTGCGTCTATAAAAGAGTTCCCTGAAATGCTAGAAGTTAGAGAAATAGTAATTAATAAAGATAATATCATTCTTGGCGGTAATATGCGTTATCGAGCAGCTAAAGAAGCTGGACTAATTGAAATACCAGTTAAAATAGTTAATTGGGATGAATATAAACAGCGACAATTTATTATAAAAGATAATGTTAGTGGTGGCGAGTGGGACTGGGATTTATTAGCAAATGAATGGGATGCAATAGATTTAGATAATTGGGGAATTGATAAAGTTGTTTTTGACGAAATTGATTTTGATAATATTAGTTCAAATGAAGATAGAACAGCATCAGATAAAAATCAAAATGTTACATGTCCTGATTGTGGAAAGATGTTCGAGGTTTAAATGCCAATTCCATATATGGGCAGCAAGCGAAAGTCTGCAAGTAAAATATATCTAGCAATTAGTAACCGAGAACAGAAAGGCGAATTATTAGATTTATTTTGTGGTGGATTTGCTATATCGGAAAAGTTTTATCAAAATGGATGGATAGTAAAAGCAAATGATAAAAATAAATATGTAATTGCATTACTTAATCAGACAATAAATAAAGGTTTAGATGAGAATATTGTAACTGAATTTATAACTAAAAATAAATTTATAGATGTTATAAAAAATCCTTATAATTACGATGATTGGTATGTTGGATATGTTCAATGTATATGGTCATTTGGCAATACTCAAAAAGGTTATATCTTCGGTAAAGATGTTGAGGCTGTTAAAAAAGCTGGCCATGAATTAGTTATAAATAAAAATCAGACTGAATTAAATAAATTAATACCTAATATTCCACAAAAATATATTGATGGTATTTTGAAACAGGATAATTGGCACAAAAGACGTATAGCTCTATCTAAAGTATCAAAAGTTTTAAATACTAGAATACTTGAACTACAGCGACTAGAGCAACTACAGCAACTAGAGCGACTAGAGCAACTACAGCAACTAGAGTTTACTAATTTTAGTTATGATATTGTTAATATACCAAAAAATGCAGTAATTTATTGCGACCCACCATATCAAGGTACAACTGAATATTCAGAAGGTGCATTTAACCATGATAAATTTTGGAATTGGTGTCGTGAAATATCAAAAACAAATCATATTTATATATCTGAATATAATGCGCCAGATGATTTTATGCCTATATTAACATTCCCTCAAAAATCTACGTTACAAGGTGGAAATCAAAAACATAATAATCAACCAGACGAGAAATTGTTTATTCATAAATCACAAATTAAAGTAAGTAGTATAATATAACTATGAGCGCTACAGACCAACCCACACCACTATTAGACAAAAATGGTAAATTCGCAAAGGGAAATAAGCCACCAACTGGTTTTCATACTAATCCTGAACGCCGTAATCCTGGTGGTTGGGTCAAGGCTGATACTCCACGCTATAAGTTAGAGCAAATGATGAAGTTGAGCGAAGATGATTTGAAAAAAATGACACAAGATAAAAAGGCACCTCTCTTTGAGCGTAAATTAGCTATAGCTATCGCAAAAGGTGAATGGCGAGAGATTAAAGAAATGATACAAGAAGTATATGGAAAGCCAAAAGAGACTATGGATATTAGTAATCCTGACGGTACTCTTAATCCATTTAAGGCACTAACAGCCGATGAATTGCGCAAATTATCTAATAAATAACCATTTGATGATATATTATAAAAATATAAGTACCAAAATTACGAGCAAAACATAACCTAGTATCTAAAAATATAAAATATTAACGTCAGGTATGATATAAATGGATAAAATGCAATATATCGCAATAGAGGCTAAAAAAGAGCTAGCACGTCGATACTTCTACGACTATTGTCAATATCGCTATCCAAAACTATACACAGATATACGACCATACTTAAAAACTGTATGCGATAAAATACAATGGTTTGTTGAGCAGAACGACAAGCGTTTTTTAGTCATTAACTTACCTCCACGTTTTTTAAAGTCACTAACAGGAACTTGTCTAGTTGAGTGGTTGTTTGGTGACGATCCAAAATTAAAAGTAATGACTGGTTCGTACAACGAAACTCTATCAAGTACATTTGCACGTAAAGTCCGAGATACAATTGACGAACAACCATCAAAAGGCATTCAAGTATACAATGACATATTCCCAAAAACAAAAATCAAATATGGCCAAGCCAGTAAGTCACTATGGGCTTTAGAGGGTAGTGGCCAAGATAACTATTTAGCAACTAGTCCAACAGGTACGGCTACAGGTTTTGGCGCTAACTATATTATTATAGATGATATTATTAAAAACGCAGAAGAAGCATATAACCAAATGGTACTTGATAAAATTGCAGATTGGTTTGCTAATACTATGCTATCACGTACAGAGGGTGATGACTGGAAAGTTATTGCAATTATGACACGATGGGCTAAAAACGACCTTGCTGGTTGGATTATAGACCATTATAGTGAGCTAACAGAGGTTATAACATTTAAAGCCATAAATGATGATGGAACTATGCTATGCGATGATATTCTAACAGCCGAAGATTATAAAATTAAGACTCAAGAAATGGCAACCGAAATTGTAGAGGCTAACTATAATCAAAAACCGATAGATGTTAAAGGCAGATTATATAGTTCACTAATGACTTACGATATACTACCAGACGTTAAAGATTTAAAAGTATGGAATTATACCGATACTGCTGATAAAGGCGCAGACTATTTATGTTCTATAAGTTATATTCCAATAGAGCAAGATGTATATATTACTGGCATTGTTATGAGCGATGAACCAATGGAAATTACAGAGCCTTTAGTCGTAAGTTTACTAGATGAAACATGCGTAAATGAATCAGAGATAGAATCAAACAATGGTGGTCGTGGATTTGCTCGTAATATTGATAGATTATTGCGTGAAATTGGTAATAACAAATGTATTATTACAGATAAAAACCAGACATCTAATAAGGAAGCTAGGATATTATCATCAAGTGCATGGGTACAAAAACATGTATTTTTGCCTAATAATTGGATAAAAAAATATCCTGATTTTGCAAAACAGATATTGTCATATCAAAAAAAAGGTAAAAATGCTCATGACGATGCTGTAGATGTTTTAGCTGGAATATATGAAAGAGTTGCAAACACACAAAAAGTTGAGTACTGGGGTATACGCTAGACGTTAGATAACATTAATTGATAAACTTAATATAGAACATAATTAGAACGGGGAATTTTCACTTGAAACCTTTTAACGCAATCAGGAACATATTCAAAAATATCAGTGTTAAGAACTCATACAATGGCGGCGAGTCATTAGCAACGTGGAATCCTGGCCACATACATGGTAGTTTACACTCTGATGCCTATGCAAGCATATATCCAAGTGTACGTGCAATAGCCGATGAATTTATGCAAATATCACCATATGCTATTGATGCAAATGGTAAACCAATCAAGGCATCAGCAGTTGACGCATTATATCATCCAAATAAAGATGATAGTTCTGTATCATTCTTTAAAAAACTAGCTGTATCAAAGCTAAACAACCGCAAAACTTACTTATTAGTATGGCGTCGAGATGGTAATAAAGCATTACCAGGTGGTGAAATAACGCCTAAAAATATTGCTGGATACACATTCTTAGAACATCCAAATATCACACGAGTTAATGGTAAATTAATTTATACTGTTGGCAATAATTCATTTAATGAAAATGAAGTTATTGTTATACAAGGTGGCGTAAATCCATATGATCTATATGCTGGCTATTCATCAAGCGAAGCAGCACACCGATGGGCTAAATTAGACGATTATATTGCTGATTTTCAGGCTGGTTTTTTTGAAAATGGCGCAATACCGTCAGGTACATTTGTAGTAACTGCATCTAATCAAAAAGATTATGAAGATACAGTTGAAGAAATGCAACGATCACATCGTGGTGCTGGTAAAAACGGAAATGTTATTTATACACCTCGGCCAATAGACAAAAATACAGGTAAAGAAGCACCTGCTCAAATTGAGTGGATACCATTCGCACAATCAAACAAAGATATTGATTTTAAAAATCTATTTGAGCAAGCTAATAAGCGTATGGATATGGCATTTGGCGTATCACAAGTAGTTAAAGGTGTTGATGATGCGTCAACATATGCTACAGCCCAAGTATCAGAAGCAGGATTTGCTAAAAGAGCTGTACGGCCACTTGCACTTGAAATTTATACAAGTATTACTCATGAGTTGAATAGAATTACAAATGGGCTAGGCTATGCAATTACATTTGATTACCACATACCTGCTGTAGCTGATGCTGAAAAGGTAGAGGCAGAAACTAAAGCAATAAACATGCAAATTATTACAAGCATGGTATATTTAAATGGGTATTCAATAGATAGTGTTGTTGATGCGTTTGAGTTACCACAAAGCTTTAAACTATTAAAAAAGATTGATGTTGCGCCTGTAATTGATAATGATAAGCCAGATGTTGATGAAGGTGGTGAAGCAAATAGTAGCCCAGACCCTAAAGAGCTAGGAATATACAAAAATCAAGTACAT